AAGAAGAAGACGAGACGATTACACGGATGGTACAATAAGAATACCAATCGAGTCAGCGCCTCAATAACTAGGAGAGTTTTATGGCAATAACATCAGCAATTTGTAATAGTTTTAAACAAGAAATTTTAGAAGCTGAACATGACTTTACAGCTTCATCTGGAGATACTTTTAATCTAGCTTTATATACAAGTTCAGCAACTATCAATAAATCTACAACTGCATATAGTTCAACTAACGAAATTTCAAACACATCTGGAAGTGCTTATTCTGCAAAAGGAAAAGCTCTTACAAGTGTAACACCAGTTTTAGATTCAGATACTGCGGTTTGTGATTTTGCTAATATCTCCTGGACATCTGCTACATTCACAGCTAACGGTTGTTTAATTTTTAATGACTCACACTCAAGTGACGCTGCAGTCTGTACCATTGCTTTTGGTGGAGACAAAACTGTAACAAGTGGAACTTTCACAATTGAATTTCCAGCAGCAGCCGCATCAACCGCAATTATAGCAATAGCATAAGGAGGACTTCCTTATGCCTACCGTAACATCAGGATGGGGACGATTAACCTGGGGTCAAGCTCAGTGGAATGAAGCTACAGTATTAACAACAGGTTGGGGTACTAAATCCTGGGGTGAAGATGAATGGGGTGATCTCTCAGATGCAACTATATCTTTAACAGGTGTTTCTGCAACAGCTTCTCTTCCAAATGTAAGTTGGGGATATCAAACTTGGGGCGAAGATGGATTTGGTGGAATATTTTATTTAAATCCTGCTGATGCAATGGGTTTAACTGGGGTTTCAGCAACAGCAGCTGTAGGATCTCCGGTCGCTAGAGGGGACTATACTGAATCATTAACGGGTCAAGCAATGACATCTGCAGCAGGTGCAATTGTTATTGGAGAAGGAATTCCTTTAACCGGACTTTCAGGTACGATTGCTTTAGGTACTCCAGTCGCTAGAGGAGACTATACAGAATCATTAACAGGTCTTTCAGCAACGGGCGCATTAGGTTCTTTAACAGTTACATCTAATCCAACAGTTCAACCGACAGGACTTTCGGCCACTTCTGCTGTAGGAGCTATTTCTCCAACCGAACAAACAATGGGATTAACTGGAGTTTCTGCAACGGGTGCAGTAGGAGCCATTACCCCAACAGGACAAGTAGTGGGATTGACTGGAGTTTCTGCAACCGTTACTCTTTCTCCTAGTGGTGTAGCACCGATAGGATGGGGACGTGTTACAGCAGAACAAACAGGTAATTATAGCCAAGTAACAGCTGCACAAACAGGTAATTATAGCCAAGTAACAGCTACTCAAACAGGTAACTGGACTAAAATTACTTAGGGGGATTGACAATATGAATAAAACAAAATATAAAAATAACGTAAGTATCAACTAGGAGAAAAACATGGCATCAAATTATAACTCGTTAGGTTTCAATTTAATGACTACTGGTGAAAATGCCGGTACATGGGGAACAAAAACAAATTCAAATTTAAATTATCTTAGAGATACGTTTGGTTGGATCACTATCGCAATGACGGCTGATCGAACTTTAACTATACCTGATGACTCTACTGGAACTTATGATGGTAGAGCTTTTATTATACAACTTACCGGATCAACTAGTGGAAACAGAATTTTAGATATTGCTGATGAAGCAGGATCAGGTTCTTCTCCTGGTGGAGAAGCTGATATTTTAAAACCTTTCTTAATTATAGATAGCACAACTCGAGCTGCTGGAAACACGATCACTTTTAAAGTCACAGGAGCAACAGGGATACTTATTCCTCAATATGGTAATGTTTTCTGTTATCATGATGGAACAGATATTCGTAGTTCAGGAATGATAAGTACTAGAGGATCGGCTGGTACACGGGCGGCTCAACCAGCATATACATTACCTGCAGCTGATGGATCAGCAGATCAAATATTATCAACAGACGGCTCAGGATCGATGAGTTTTGTTACTCCATCGTCAGGAATATCATTAGGAAAAGCTATTGCAATGGCAATGGTTTTCTAGTAATAACAATAAAGGAATTAAATTATGGCAACACCAAATATAGCAAGCGTCGCAACGATCACAGCCAAAAATACTATGGGTAATTTAGCAAATACCTCTCGAACAACTATGGTCGATGTTACAGCTGAAAACTCTGCCAAAATTGACACAATTTTAATCGCTAACGTAGATGGAACTAACGCATGTGATGTTACAATCGAAGTTAGTAACGATAATGGAAGTACTTACTATAAAATAGGAAGCACAATTTCTGTTCCCGCAGATGCAACATTAAGTTTTTTAGACACTCCATTATGGTTAGATGAAACAGATTTATTAGCTGTGACTGCTGCAGTTGCAGATGATCTATCATGGCATGTTTCTTATGTGGAAATGGCTGATTAATAAAGGAGGAAAAAATTAAATGCCTAGAATAATTAAACTAGCAAAAGGAACTTTTACAACAGCAGACATCACTGTTGATTCAGACGGAAGAGTTGTTACAGCTGCTTCCGGATCAGGTGGTGCAAATTTAGTTGCAACATTTGGATCCTGGGGTCCATCTTCAGGAAACTATACTGCACAACCAGGCGCTAATTATATAGTTGCTTACGTAGGCGGAGGCGGTGGAGGTGCTGGAAGAAGTCCTGGTACCGTAATCGGAGCTGCCGGAGGCTTTGCTGCTTATGCAACACCTATTACACAACCTTACACAAAAGCATATTCAATTGGAGCTAGAGGAACTGGACAACAAGCACAAGGTAGTGGCGGTAATGCTGGAGGAGCGACTACTTTTGGTTCTCCTGCAACAGTAACTGCAAATGGTGGCGGTGCTGGTGGAGGTCCTGGTGGAGCACAAGGAAGTGTCGGAACTGTTGCTGGGGAAACTGTAGATTTAACTTCAGTAGGAAATTCTAGCCAAGGTTCAATAAATAACAAAAGTATAAGAAAACAAATGGGTTTCGATTTATTAATTGGTTCGCCTACTAATTTTGATGCTAACCAGAACGTGATATCTATGGGGCAAGGCGGACCACAAGCAAGTATTGCCGCTGAAGGTGGAGGACCTGGTGGAGCTGGTTTCATATATGTTTACGAAAATATAGGTTCTTAATTATGGCAAAAATAGTAATGTCAGCGTTAGAAGATGGTGGAGTTTATAAAGTTTTTGATGATCAAGCAGAATTAGATGCTTCGCACATAGTTCAATCTTCATACACAATTGTTGATCTGCCTGATGCTGATTTAGAAAAAGTTTTAGAAGAAACAGCAACTTTTAAAGTTACTGATGGAGTTTTAGGTGTTGTTGACATATCCCCTACTGATGTCTGGGATGAAGAAGAATATCAGAGTGCTAAAGATAAACTTTTAATGGCCTACAATGAGATGGATGATAAAACTAAGAAAGATTCATTAGAAAGTTTTGCGAACACTGTTAGGAGCATAAACATAGGTTCTTTAACAATAGATCCATCGGTATCTTTTTGGAAATATGTAAAATCAATAAACGGTAACGTCGGTTATCACCCTTTACAATTATTATAATCTATATTATAAAGCCTTTATAATGCTCGAAAGAATTATAAAGGTACAATGCAAAACTTATTTGTAATAGAGGATTTTTATACTGCTGAAAATTTCGGCTTAATGTCTAATTTTCAAAGAACGTGTAACATGAAAGGTTTACATGTTCCTCAAAATATTTATTACCCTTCAAGACTAGAAGCCTATCCTACATGGGAATCTGATGATTTTGAAAAAGATCAAATAGAATACAACCTTACAGAAAAAACTTTAATTCAAAAAACAGAGTTTAAAATTAAAAAAATTAAATCTTTTTTTAGAAAAGTATTAACTTCTGAACTTTTAAAATCCCCCTACAAAGGAAGAAATGAATCCCTTGTGCATCAAGATTCCGACAATTTTGATTGGGCCGGTGTAGTATATTTTGATAGCTTTAGTATAGAGGATGGAACAAGACTATATTCATATAGAGAACAAGTAAAACCCGATGTTATAATTGGATCTAAACCCAATAGATGTGTAATTTTTAAAGCGGGCTTATTTCATTCTGCGGGAATAGATTGGAATAAAGATTCTAGGACTGTGCAAACGTTTTTTTTGGAGGTAGATAAGAATGTTTGAAAATAAAATAGAATTTAGCGCACATGAAATATACGTCAATTTAAAAGATAGTTATCCTATACCAGCAAAAAGTAATTTACCTGAATGGTATAAAAAATTAGATCATACTTGGCCAAAGAGAACTGTTAAAGGGTGTATGCCTTTTTTAGATTCAATGTCAGCAGGGTACATTTTAAAATTACCTCAAGACTTTTATATTAATCATAATTTAACCACAGAAGATGGACAAAAGGACACTACTTTCGCGTGTCCTATGTCAGAAGAAATAGGTTTTTTAGATTTACATTTTGTTAATTTAAACAAACAAGGAAATGAACATCATGCTCCCCAACAACTTAAAGGCAGTCCACATCTTGAAAAAAATAATAATCAAGGAGTTTTAAAGTTTATGAATCCTTGGAAAATAAGAACTCCTCCCGGATATTCTTGTTTATTTGTACCTCCTCTTAATAATTCAGATGATAGATTTAGTATAATACCTGGGATTGTTGATACCGATACATATAATAAAGAGGTGAATTTTCCATTTATCATAAATGGAGATAAGTATAAAACTTTAGAAACAACTCTAAAAAAAGGAACCCCCTATGTTCAAGTAATACCTTTTAAAAGAGAGAGTTGGAAAATGGTGATTAAAGGAAAAAAATCAAAAGACCTGGTTAAAGAAAAATTTGGATTTTCTTTAAAATTTATACATAAATATAAAACATTATACTGGAATAAAAAATCATGGAAATAGATGATTTTATTAGAACGTATAAAACTATAGAAAAAAAACCGTTGTCTAAATTTTTAGCTTACGTTGAAAAAACAAAGGCCTTTAAGGAAGCCCCTGTTATTACTAAAAAAGGATTGCAAGTTAATACTAACATTAGGGATGTTAAAACATTATTTTTAAATGATTTGGAAAAGAGTTTAACCAATGTTCACTGGTACAATTATTTTAATAACTGTTTTTTAAAATGTTTGGAAGAGTATAGACAAGAAACTAATTCTGAATTCCTGCACCATAAAAATAATTTTGAAATGAACGTTTTAAAATATGATAGAAATAATTTTTATACATGGCACACGGATCATGGTTTCAGTACCCCAAGAACCATAAGTTGCATCTTATTTTGTAATGACGACTATGAAGGTGGAAACCTGGCATTTAAATTACCCAACAATGAAGAGTTTTCCGTTGAAGGTAAACCAGGTGAATTAATAATGTGGCCCAGTAATTTCATGTACCCTCATTGCGTTAAACCTGTAACCAGTGGAAATAGAATAACCGTTGTGGGATGGGTGGTATAATGAAACACCATGCGTGGCCTTTGTTTTCATCCCCTCTTTTTTCAATTGAAACCGGTTTAAAAAAAAATGAATTAAAGAAATTAGAAACAAAATTAAAAAAAGAAAAAACAATCCACAGTCCGATTAATAAAATTAGTGAGAACCCTAAACAAAATAGTTTTCACACTGGCGTAGAAGGAGTTTTACAAAAAGAGGAATATGAAACTTTAAAAGACGTCGTCATTAAATCCATAAGATTTACTAATGATACTTATTTTAAATATAAAACTAATTTTATCATAAGTAAATCATGGGTGGCATGGGCTTCCTCAAAAAGCAGCTGTACTACTCACAGACATCACAATTGTTTTTTAAGTGGAGTGGTTTATATTAAAGCAAAAGAAGAGTGTGGAGATATTGAATTTGAAAACTTTAACCATAGGGACATATCAGTAGAACCTAGACACAAGGACACCCTTTATAATGTAGAACGTTTTTGGGTAAAGCCAACCCCTGGGTTACTATTATTGTTTCCAAGTAATATGTATCATAAGATACATGAAAATAATTCCAACGAAGATAGGATCTCTGTTTCTTTTGATGTTATGCCCACGTCTTTCTTAAATAAGTATATTAAAAATAATGAAGCATAAATTAATTAAAAATTTTTTTACAAAAGAAGAAATTAATCTTTGTACGGATTACTGTAGAATACAACACAGGCAAAACAAATTTAATTTTGATAATCAAAACAGTAATTTTGATTCCAGCTTCTATGGGGATCCTTTAATGGAATCCATGTTGTTAAACAAAAGAAAGTTGGTTGAAAAGCATTCAAAGTTAGAACTGTTACCAACTTATTCTTATTTCAGAGTCTACACATATAAATCAGATTTATCCAAACACACAGATAGGCCTTCGTGTGAGATAAGTATCACAGTTCACATTAACTCGGACGGAACACCATGGGAAATATACATGGGCGATAAAAAATATAGAACTAAACCAGGCGACGCTGTCTTGTACAAAGGTTGTGAAATTGAACATTGGAGAGAACCTTTTGAAGGCGACTGGCATGCGCAAGCTTTTTTACATTATGTAAATTCTAAGGGACCCTATAAAAATTTTTATAGGGATCAAAGAAGAATGTGGGGAGATAAAAAATGAGCTTTTTAGAAATCATGTTTTGTGATTCAATATATCATTCAACAATATCCAACGAAAAAATTAAAAAGCAGTTATTAAAAATTGTGTACGACTTAGAAAAAAATGTTGAATCAAATAAAAAAACTAATGAAGGTGGTTATCAAAAAGATTTAAATTGTAGAGATTTATTTTCAGATTTAATCTCTGAAGAAATTCATAAATATGAAAGACTTTTAAATTTAAATAAAAAATTAAAGCTGAATAATTTGTGGTGTAATATTAATTACAAAAACAGTTATAATGTATCCCATGTACACCCCGGAGTTCATTTTTCAGGAGTCTATTATTTAGAGACGCCAAAAAATTGTGGTAAATTAATTTTCACTAACCCCAATACATTTGTTAGAATGCATAGTGAACTGGAAGAAGCAAGCGAGCACCCTAATTTCAAACCTCATTTTTGTATAGAACCCGTTGAAAACCTATTGTTAATCTTTCCTTCTTATTTATTACATGAAGTGGATATGAACAGCTCTAATAAAAAAAGAACATCCATATCTTTTAATTTATGCATCAAATAAATATATTTACAAGCTCCTTATTTTTTACGGATCAAAAAGATCCGGAGTTTAAAAAAGAAACTGTAAAAACAAAAACTGTGGATAAGACGAAGTTTACTGATATATTAAAAGATTTTGTAGCTGGATTAGTAAAAAATTATAATATAAGATTTCAAGATGTTTTTATAGGTAATATAAAATACTATGAAGATTTAAAAGATCAAACGAATTTAAAAATTGTTACAACCAATGTTTTGTTTCAAGGCTTGTACATGGTGGATGTTGATGAAGATTGTGGTTTAATTTTTTTTGAAAGAGATTCCGGTGAGTTTGTATGTCACCATACTGATTTTATTCCTAAGTTTAATTTCATAGCCAGAGAGAATACTGTTCTGTGTCTTCCTTCAAACATTGATTTTAAATTAAAAGAAAATAAGTCAGATAAAAAAAGACGGTATGTTTATTTCACTTTATCAGTTTAAAAGTAAATAACATTTGCATTGATTCTCACGTCTTGATCAGTGCATGTTGTGCTGTGATGTTTTTGATGTGATTTAAAAAACAACATCCTATTTTCAACAGATTTTATTTTATTGTTAGAAAGTCCTGTGTACCCATTGTTGTCATTAATGTAAAATATAGCGCTGTTGCATTCAGGATCTTCATGATCGACATGCAATGCGTGTTTTTTTATCTTAGAAGTGTGAGGGTAAAAATTACATTTTACTCGAAATAGTTTTTTTATTTTTAATTTTAAAAGAATAGGTCCAAGTAAATTAAGGGTTGGTTGACTCATTATGTTTCCATCTCCATATACGGTATGACTTAAATAAAAATTTCCTACAGCATTATCTTCTGGATGCGCCACATTATTTACATAGTACCACGGGAAGGTGTTACTGAGTAAGATGTCTTTTATTTTTAAAAATTCATCTTTGGGTAAAAAGTTATCTTTTATTTGAAACATTTCATTAAAACATTAAGGTTAAAACGAACCGCATCTTTTGAAGGAGGATTGCCTTTATGTTCAACCATACTTTTATAAACTTTTGCTTGACCTAGTTTATCAACATAAAATTTATTGTTAATAAAAGTGCCTCCATCCGTAGTGTGTGGATTGTATATTATGCTTAAAAAATCATCAGTGTATTCATCTTGATGAAAATCAGTATGGTTTCTAGGAAAATACATGTTCCATAAAAATCTTCTTATTTCATATTTTTTAATGTTTAATTGTTCACAGACTTTTTCAGTAACTTTATACGCCTCTTTATTAAGGGGTGAATCAAAAGGTTTTCCATCTTCCAATGAAGACACACTAAAACCTCCGCCTCTTCCTGCAAACAAGGGAGGCATTAAGTTCCCGTAGTCTAAACATTTTGTTAAGTACCATTGATGATAGCAAAGTTTATTAATTAAAGCTAAGTTTTCTTCCTTTGATAAAACATCATTAATTAAAGTTACCTCATTATTAGTGTACATATTTTATGATTCGTTCTTTCAATAAATCCTCTCGAATATCTTTTACATCAAAATTAAACGAAATGATACTTCTTTTTTTATTTGTCTTATTAACTCCTGATCTATGTATTACATGCGATGGAAAAACAATAAAGTCTCCTTCTATAACTTTTAATGAAATAGCCTGGTTTAAATTAAGTGGATCCAGTAGTTGAGTATATTGATGATTATCAAATTCTAGATAGTATACTCCAGTGAAATTATTGGCATGAATATGCCAGCCGTGCGTGCCTTGATTACCATATTGTTGAAACCACAACTCATGTATTTTAATTGTTTTAAAACCTATTTTAGAGACCATGTTAACTAAATGGTCGTGGATATGTTGACCCGCATATTTAACCCAGGGCCTGTCAAAGTCAGAAGATTGTTCCCAGTCTAATTTGTGAAAAACATCTTCAAACCCAGCTTTGTTGGATTTAGTTTTTGATTGATCAGTTAAAGATAATAGGTTATCTTTAAGCTCTAAATGTTTATTAAAATATTCTTTTAGTAACGGAGTTCCTATGGAAAGGTTCATAAAAGTATTGTATTATATGTATTTTTACAAATTGTACACAACAACTTTAAATGGTAAATAATTGATATGCTACAAAAGATAGGTTTTTTACCTGGATTTAATAAACAAATTACCCCTACCGGCGCTGAAGCTCAATGGACCGGAGGAGAAAATGTTCGTTTTAGATATGGTACACCTGAAAAATTAGGGGGATGGTCCCAACTAGGAGACAAAGCTTTAACCGGTGCGGCTCGCGCTATGCATCAAATGGTTAACAAAGAAGGCGTTAAATATTCCATCATTGGAACCAATAGAATTTTATACGCTTATACAGGTGAAGCCTATTATGATATTCACCCAATTAAAACTGACTTCGGAGCCTTAACCGGCAAGCTCGCTTCTAGTAGCGGGTCCGCTATTCTTACAATTACTTTATCCTCTACCTCAGGAATGACAGCAGGAGATATTTTATTTCTTGAAAACGTTACCCCTCCTACAGGGTCTGGTTATTCTGCTTCTGATTTTGACGATAAAACTTTTATGATAACTGAAGTCGTAGATTCTACCTCAGTTACCATTACTATGGGATCAAATGCTAGTGCAACCGCTACTGATGGAGACCTTTCTGTTAAGTGGTACTATCCTGTGGGACCGGCTGAACAGGTGGGAGTTTTTGGATGGGGTATATCTCAATATTCAGGAACAGTAACAGCCCCTCAAACGACAACTTTAAATGGAGCCATCACCGATGCTGCTGCAACGGCTGGTATTACATTAACCAGTTCAACAGGTTTTCCTACCAGTGGAACTAGTACAATAAGAATAGACACAGAGGACCTTACTTATACTGGAATTAGTTCAAATGTATTAACTGGAGTTGCTCGAGGAGTTAATGGAACAACCGCCGCTACACATTCGAATGGAGCAACCATTACAAATATTACTGACTATAGCGGATGGGGACAAGCCTCTTCTACAACTGATAAAGTTGCTGAACCCGGTCTATGGTCCTTGGATAATTTAGGAAGTACTTTGTTGGCTTTAATTTTTAATGGCCCTGTATTTGAATGGGACTCTGATGCATCTAATGCCGCGGGGACAAGAGCAACCATTGTTAGTGGTGCACCAACAGCATCTAGAGATATGTTAGTCTCGACTCCTGATCGTCACTTAGTTTTATTTGGAACTGAAACAACCATTGGTACACCAGGTACTCAAGATGATATGTTTATAAGATTCTCTAATCAAGAGGATATAACTGACTGGGCACCTACTGCCATCAATAGCGCTGGCACACAAAGACTGGCTGCCGGCTCACGGATCATGGGAGCTACACTCGGTAGAAATGCAATTTACGTATGGACGGATACCTCATTATTCACCATGCGTTTTGTAGGCACACCTTTTACTTTCGCTTATGAACAAGTGGGAACCAACTGTGGATTGATAGGAAAGAATGCAGCTGTTGAAGTTGATGGTGCCGCCTACTGGATGTCTGATAATGGCTTCTTTAAATTTACTGGTAAACTGGAATCAATGGACTGCTTAGTAGAAGACTATGTTTATGATGATCTTAACACAACTTCCAATCAATTTATCTATTGTGGAATTAATAACTTGTTTGGAGAGGTAATGTGGTTTTATCCAACCTCTGGGTCTAACGTAGTAGATAGATGTGTTGTGTATAGTTATTTAGATTCAAGTCCACAACGACCTATTTGGTTTACGAATGCTAGTTCAATCTTTCCAAGAACTACTTGGGTGGACTCAGCTGTTTTTGGTCTACCTCATGCTACATCATATGATGCAGGTACGGATACCTGTGATACCGTAGGAAATACAGATGGAATTTCAACTTACTATGAACATGAAAAAGGGGTTAATCAAATTAAAGGTGGAACCACTAGTGCTATTGCGGCTAATATTCTTTCAGGTGATTTTGATATTACTCAGGATCAAAGACAAGGCATTACCTTTAGAGGAGACGGAGAATTTATAATGAGAGTTAGCAGATTTTTACCAGACTTTATAACTCAAGCTGGAAATACAATAGTTGAATTAGACTTAAGAAATTTTCCTAATCAAACAGCAGCGAGTTCTACACTCGGACCTTTTACTATTACTTCGAGTACTAACTATCAATCGTGTAGGGCAAGAGGTAGATCGGTTGCAGTGAAGATATCGAATACTGCAATAGACTCTAATTGGAAATTGGGAACGTTTAGGTTAGATGTACACTCAGGAGGAAGAAGATAATGGCAAAGATAGTTCAATCATTAACCCGGGCAAGTGATGAGTATCGACCAGATGTGGCACACTCTCTAGTAAGAGATTTAGATGCTGTGTTGGAAAAATTAAACTCTACCTTTCAAGAAGAATTAAAACAGGAGATAGAAGCTAGAAGCTTCTTTTTAGATTAATGGCAGTAGTAAATCAATACGACTTTGTAGGAATAGATAATAATACCAGCAATGGAGAACTTAATCCTTTTGGTGCAGGTAGTCCTTTAGTTAGTGAAACCTATGTTATCAAATCTATACTGGTTACTTCTGCGGGAACCCCCAGTGTAACCGTTACTAACAATGCTATTACTGCTATTAAAACAGCAGCTTTAACAGCCAATGTTACAACAGAATTATTAACTCAACCATTAATAGTAGTAGGAGGTAAAACCCTTACCATTAAAGCAGGTAGCGCAGACTCTTTTGATTTTGGAGTCAGCTATCTAAACATCAAAAAAGAGGTAACAACATAATGAAAGTACTAGAACCCAAAGAAGTAATCACGAC